GTCTGCTTGCACAATAAACTCGAAACTGAACTTCGTTCCCAAGTCCGGCGGCGATGCAATGTCGATGTTCCCGCTCGTTCCGTTGAAGTGCAATCCCGCACCATCGCTGGCGTTGATGAGGTTGGTGATTATCTCGCCACCGCTTGTCGTTTTTGGGGTGCTTAATACTGCGCTCATTGGTTCTCGTACTCCATTATCTGGAGCTTATAGGTTGAGGTTGCTCCTACCTTTAATGCTTTTACTACTCCGTCAACCTTCAAAAATCCTCCATCTCCACCCAAGTCAGTTGACGGGGCAGAAAGAGTGTATTGTGCATTAGCTGCGGTAGGGGCTGTTGAATCTTCACGGTAATAAACATCCACCGTGCCGAGGTTCTGAAAAGTGATTGAGGTGCGCTTGCCGTTCGCTGCAATTGCTACGTCTGCTGCGCCGCTGACTCTCTGAGTCGCTGCCCCTGTTGCTGCTACGTTATTCGCCCAAAGTGGATTTGCCATTGTCTTATTCCTTAAATTCTAAAAGATGGAGGGAAGGGGATTATCCACCCCCTCCCTCCGAGTTATTGTTGTCTTCTTACGAAGTTGTGATCCGCTTAATGCTGATAGCAGAGGTGATTTTTACATCACGACTCCAATCAACAGCATAGATGTCAGAACGACTGCTTTCGTCCCGGTACTCACGCACCGCCGTTACTCCACCACGACCACCTGCAAAGGTCTTCAATGCAGAAGGATCGTAAATGGTTGGGCTTGCACTCCGCACAAAGACGTAAACGTCATTGGCATTCACGAAGTCATTAGCCCTCGTTTTACCCTGCTTGGTCGTATCGTATGCCATAGTGGACAAACGAATCTCCATTGAGGGGTTGATAAGCATTGCGGAAGCTTGCCCTTGGTTTAACCCAATAAGCGCAGCCCCCGGTTGCTTGTCTACCACCTTGGCATTGTTGCGGAATCGCCTCCATGCCGTCATTCCCATAAGGATTGCATTAGGAAGCTGCCCTGTGTTCTTTGCGATTTCCTCAATTAGGTAATCAAGCTGCACAATTGGGTCAGTTGTTGCCGCACTCCAAACACCCATAACTGAACCAGAACCTCCAATGTTGGCGGTCGTGTCTGCAGTTACTCCACCTGATCCGGTCAACACGCTAAAAACGTGCTTCTCGTGTGAGAGTACAGAAGACTGCACAAGGGTCTTGACCTTCGCCTGTTCCAAATCCAAAGGATTCAGAGTCCCGGCTGCATCACGCTCTGAATCATCGATAGTGATTTCCAAAGCCTGAGGCAGACAGTTGTAGGTTGGCTCGGTCACATCCATAAAGATGCGTCGAGCAGGCCCACCAACACCCCTGCCGGTGTCGTAGGTTTGAAAGGCATTCTTATCATCGTATGCCTTGTATTGTCCGATAGTCGCTGGCACCTGAACTTGAGGTGCGAGGAAATCGGCTGTCGCTGATTGTAAGTCATTCAGAACCCCGGACGCATAATTGGTTAGGGTTGGATTGACTGATGCTTCTGATCTTAGTCCCATAATGTTTTTGCTCTTTTAATTGTTAGACGTTGCTGGATCAATCGTGTGTATCAACGCACAATGCAGCCTCAATCAATTCAGTTGCGGTACCCGCTTCCATAGCCACCGCAGATAGGTTGTTGCTGCCGGAGTGCGCCTTCCATGTTCCGTCTGTGTGAACCATTAAGTGTCCACCAAGGGCAACAGTGCCGCTCAGTTTCACCTTTACCGTCCCGCTTGCCCCGGCCATTGAGGCAATTGTGCTTTTACCTGATGTGGTTTCTCCATCGAGAATCACACCAAAGTTATTATTGTGTGCTGTTGAGATTGCAACTGTAGATCCGCTTATCTTGACAGCGTAACCTTCCTTATCAGTCTGGTCTGTTGCCGGTGTTAGCGCAAAAATCGCCGTGTCTCTTGTTAATGCTCCTGCCATAATATTTTACTTAGTTGTGTGTGTTTTAGTTGAACAGGTTAGGGCTTTCGTATCGCGTGGCGTCCCATGCCTGTTCAAAAGTTGAACCGTTCTTGGCTTGGTACTCCTTGGCGGCACGCATCTGCGCTTCACTGTTGGTTCCAATTTGTCCGTCTTCCTGACGCTTGGCTTGCACCACACGCTGAAAGGCGGGAGTTACGGGAAGCGCATTCAAAGCCATGATGGCCGAAGGGTCGTTAATCAAAATGGAAACCCACTTTGCTTTAACTTCCTCGTCCTTTGGCGGGATGCGTCCGTCTTCAGTAGCTTTGTCAACGGCAGCTTGAGCAGCAACTTCTTGCTCCTTCTCCTTGTCGCCTTCCATCGCTTTGAGTTTGGCTTTTAGTGTTTCGTTTTCTTTCTTCACTTCGGCCAGCTTATCCTCGGCGCTGACTTCATCCTTCTTATTGGAATCATCTTGGCCGGAGGCTTCTAGTTTTTTCTTATCTTCGTCTGTTATGTCTGCCATTTTACTGTCAGGGTTTTGGTAGCCACCATCGCTGGCGACTATCGGTGTTATGTCCTTAAATGCTGGCCGATTTACTAAGCCTCCCGCATTCAAAGTTGTGCCCTCAATCTCACCCTTGGAATTAAGGGTGAATGTTGGGCTAAATTTTCTAAAGTTCCTGCCTTGCAGGGCTTCCTCTCCTGCCTTTGTCCACTCTACCTTGGCACGGACTCCCCCAGCTTCAGGGTCTGCTCCCGCCCAATAGAAGCCGGTAATCCATCCGCTTGCCTCTGAGTCATCATGGTTGAAATCAATGAACACCTGCTCCTTGTCTCCTGCCGTTATGGTGGTGAAGGAGTTTTGCAATAGCTCGGCAGTCTCAGCACCTACATCCACCGTCAACTCTGCAGGTTTACCATTCTTGGTTGCCGTGATGCTGTGGGTTCCGGGTGGGAGATATTGAATGTCCTCCGGCAACTCATCCCCCGGCAGCATAGTGCTGATAGCGTGGACAATGCTTCCTGTCTGAAATCCTTTTTTAGCCATGTAAGTTTTATATTCCTTTTTGTAACCGTAAGCTAAAACATCACTTACCGATTTGCCACCCTCCCACATCTTGCAAGACCAATACTTTGCCTTCCACTTGGGGCCGGGGTTGGTGTCGCACTTATGTCTCGCCCTAAAGCTTTTTCTAGCATTTTTGTCATCCCTCTTTATTTCCATGTCTGAATCGCCAAAAGTAACTTTTACCACGTTATCTTTTGCATTCCTCACATATACAGCAAACTTGCCGGGGCCATCTGGAGTTCTGAAAGGCTTATTAAGCTCTTTTTCGCTATCAGCTTCTTTTGCTTTGTACTGACTGATGCACACAGCGAACCTCTGCTCAGAGTCAGGAAACTCCTTAGCCATAGCCCCATCAACCATGCAGCGGTCAGCAAACACTTCTTGGCTCTCATCTGTTGGAGTGGGTAAAGGCATCAGGCCGCTTTTCTTTCCCCAAGTGTTTTGACCCAAAAATCAACTCCATCATTAAACACATCTGTAACCTGTTTCTCTGTGGGGATGCTATTGGGCCAAGGCTTCTGTGTGACGGACTTTTTGAGCAAATAATAAGGGGTGAACCCTGACTCCTCTTGCATGGTTGGAGTCTCCCTCTCTGGCACCTTTAAGCCCAAAGGCTTGTTCTCTCTCCTTGACCGTTCGGTCTTGGGTTGCTGCCTCTTCGCCTCTTTCTTGGCATTGAACTTCTGGCGCGGAACACTCCCACTAGACTTGTCTGGCTTTACCAAAAGCAGATTCCCCTTTTTGCTCTTGATAACAAACAAGTCAGGGAAACGCCTCGCCCTTTCATTATAAGCTTCTGCAACAAGCGGAATGGTGAGGTATTGTGAACGTACCGGCTTTATCGTCCCCCCCTTGATCTTGTGAGGAAGAATTGGGCTGGCTATTGTAACCACAACTCGTCCGGGGCTTTCCACAATGGGTTCAGCTTTATTGGAGTGGTTTGGGTCACCATTATTCACGGTGTTGCCCACCCTGTTCCAGAAATTAGTCCGCTTGCCCCCCAGCTTGTTCTTTTCCCTGCCGTTCTTCTGCCGGTAAAACTTGCGGAGATATTGAGACACGCCCCTTGCCCCAACGGTAAGCACATCCGTTAGCTCCTTGTCAGAGAACTTCAAACGATCAATGCCAGAGGACATTTCTATCTTGGTTGCAATCATACTGGGGCCTCCTCAACCTT